ATTGCAGACTTTGAAACAAATAGATATTTTGTAGTTTCAAAACAACTACAAGATCTTTACACCACTTCAGGATTTACTTGGGATTTAGTTACCGTAGTTAGAATTTATGCATGTATTATAGATTCTGGAGTACCTTCAGATGATTATTATATTGCTTTAGACGCTATGAGGCTAGAAAATATTGCAACAACAAACCCACTTTACGGACTAACGGGGTATTCAATTATTAAAAATGATAATGCTGAAACAATAGTTAAGTCACCTAATACTAGTAATTATGTTGAATTTAGATTTTCAATAGGTGTAACATAATGACTATTAAAAAAGCAATTATTCCAAAAAATGACTTGCCTCCAGTAGACTTTGACACTTCTGCATATGTTGTAAGATATAGAATTATTTCTGAAGATAAAAACAGAACATCTCAATGGTCTCCAACATTTGTTACAAATGCTGTGCCAGTTGAATCTGTTACTGGTGCTCTTTCTATTACAGAAACAATTATTACTGCGGTGTGGGGGGATGAGTTAAATAGACCAGCATACGACGTATTTGTAAAATTTGATTCAGGACCTTTTGCATACCATGGAACAACTGCGACGCATTCTTATCCATTTTTAAATACAGGAACTACATCAGTTCGTGTAAAGATTCAGATAGCATCATCTACAAAAGAAGTAAACGCATCACTACTTATCTTTGACTCTGGCTCAGAGTCTTTGGTATAATTAAATAGGAGGAATAAATGGCTAAAGTACCACTACCAGAACGAGGACAACCCTTGGATGTCCCATATCTTTATAAATTAGTTGACACAGTAAATCAACTATCGACTGAGGTATCTTCAGCAACATTTAACTATGCAACAATTGATACACGGACTGCTGGAAAACAAAGTGCAAAAACCTCAGAAACAAGAATTGTTGGAGGGTATGTTCCAGTAGTTGCAACCCTATCTACAGTGTCAGCATCAACAGAAAAAACATTTTTCTTAGAGTTTACTGATTTTAAATTTGCACCAATAGTAACAGCAACTTTAGAAAATACTGGTGGCACTCCTGCTGGAAAGAATGTAAATGTTATTTTAACATCAGTAACAACTTCAAGAGTAGACGGCTTTGTTAGATTCGGCGAATCTGGAAATTTAGCAATAGCGGTTAACTTAATAGTTGTTGGCATTCCTAATTAAAATTAAGGGTGGGCATGATTTTTTGTAAAAAATGTAAAGGTCGCATGTTTGTTGACAGACAGTACAGCAGCATAGATCACTTAGAAACATTTTGCATATCATGTGGTTATCGTGTATTTTTTCATCCTCCGTCAGAAAGTGGGCAAGGTAGATGGATACTGCAAAAGGAAAAATCCAGAGCCAACAATACAATAACGACCCTATAATTAAGGGCAGTAAAAAACTTTGGTTTTTAAACAAAGATCTTGTACGTTTATACCACAGTTCTCGTTCTACTGGAATGGTTACGTTTTATAATATTACTAAAGATAGACTTGAAACTTGTCTTCGCACAGACTTTAGACGGAATAGACAAAGAGTTTATACTGTTTCTCAGACTGCTAAATTAATTAATCGTCATAGAAAATATATGCCAACATTAATTAAAAATGGAATTATACCACCACCAATAGGAGCAAAGTTAAATGGAGAAAGAGGTTGGCAAATAAGGTCTTATTACTCAGAAGATCACATAAGAGAAATCCGTGCTATACTGGGATCTAGACATATTGGGCAACCAAGAAGAGACGGATTAATAACAAATAATAGTATTCCCACAAGCCAAGAGTTGACACGACGAATGGGTGACGGTATACTTACATATACGAAGACTGAAGATGGAAGGTATATTCCTGTTTGGTCTGAGAACATTTAAATTCAAGAATGGGTGGGGTAATGGAAAACGAAAATACAAAAGTATCAGTAACACTTGGATATACTCTTAATTTAGGCAATTTTCAATCATTAAGACTTGATCTTGGAGTTGTTGATTCTAAGCGTGATGGTGAAAATACAGAACAGGCTTTTGATAGAGTCTATAAGTTTGTTGAAGATAAACTAACAGAAAAGATTCAAGAAGCACAATCAGAGGCTGATAACACTAACTAATGGCTGAACGCAAAGACCGTATGGCTTTGCTTAGTAGGTATAGTAAATTGCATACAGCAAGATACGAGCATAAGCCATCTTTAAATTTAAATGTAGAGCAGTGGGCAGCCGACTCTCTTATAGAGTCTTATGGTGTTGTTGGTTGCTATGACCTAATTGAGTATTATTTTAGTATTGCACAAGAACCAAGTTGGAATTATTTTGCTTATAACGCAGAAAAAATTCTTAATGGTAAACTAGATGTAGAGCAAGATATTAAAGAAAGAACAGAGCGCAGGAAATTAGCAAGAAGGTGGCTGAGTGAATAATACAGAAGCAAAAGTTATTTCAGCATTATTACAAGATAAACAGATGCACGTATTGTTGCAGGCTAATGTAGAAAACCTTCTTAGAACTCATAACGATGTATGGAATTTTATTCGTTTATATTTTGATAATAATGGATCTATTCCACCAACCTCTCTAGTTGTAGAAAAGTTTAGAGACTTTCAACCAGTAGATGGTATTGGCGCTACCAAACATCATCTTGAAGAGTTACAGACAGAGTATTTGAATGATAGCCTTAAGGACATTCTAAGATCTGCAGCAGGTGAAGTGCAGGTTGGCAATGGCACAGAGGCATTAAATGGACTAATTACAAAAACATCTGAGTTAAAGAAAAACACTTCTGCTATACGTGATATTGATGCTACAGATCTTGATTCTGCCGTCGCATATTTTGAAAAGATTCAGGAACAAAAACTAACTGGTCAAATTGGAATTAAAACAGGTTTACCAGGATTTGATAATTATCTTCCTTCTGGAATTATGCCAGGACAACTTGGTGTATTTTTAGCCTATCCAGGAATTGGTAAATCTTGGCTTGCTCTTTATTTTGCAGTTCAGGCATGGAAGCAGGGCAAGTCTCCATTAGTCATATCCCTTGAAATGTCTGAGACAGAAGTTCGTAATCGTGTATTTGCAATTATGGGTGAAGGTCTTTGGTCTCATCGTAAACTAAGTAATGGTGAAGTAGAACTTGATATGCTAAAAAGTTGGCATGCTAACAAAATAGCAGGCAAGCCAGAGTTTCATATTATCTCAAACGATAATGGTGGAGAGGTAAACCCATCTGTAGTTCGTGGAAAGATTGATCAATACAAACCAGACTTTGTTATTGTTGACTACTTGCAACTTATGTCTCCAAACCAAAAGTCTGAAAATGAGACGGTACGTATGAAGAACCTTTCAAGAGAACTTAAACTTATGGCTATTAGTGAAGAAGTTCCTATTATCGCTATCTCATCTGCTACCCCTGATGATGTAAAAGATTTAAGCAGTGCTCCTACTCTTGGACAAACTGCATGGTCTAGACAGATTGCCTATGATGCTGACTGGGTAATGGCTCTTGGTCGTGCAACTAATAGTGATATTATTGAGTGCGTATTTAGAAAAAATAGAAATGGTTTTATGGGAGACTTTTTAGTACAGGTAGATTTCGACAAGGGTTACTATAGATACAAGGATTACGAAGATGCCAAGTAATCTTTATAGTAAGGAACAAATACAAAGAGTTCTTGGTGGCGCTGGCATTGACATAGAGGCAGAGTTTGGTAATGACTTTATTATTTATTGTCCATATCACAATAACACAAGAACCCCTGCTGCAGAAGTTGCAAAGGATAGCGGTTTGTTCTTTTGCTTTGGTTGTCAAACCACAAAAAATCTTGAAGAATTTGTTATGTTTGTGACTGGTAGAACTTATTTTGAAGCAGCACGGTACATAAAAAGTAAACAAACAGAAACAAACATTGAGAGTGTAATTAACAAAGCAATGTATGCTCCACCAGATTTTGTTCAATATGATGAAGTATTAATTAAAAGATTAAACAATCAAGCCCTAGAATCTCCAAGAGCAATGCGATATTATTCTAGTAGGCTTATAACTGAAGAATCAATAAGAAAATTTGCTTTAGGATATTCAGAAAAGCAAGACATGGTTACTATACCAGTTCATTCTCCAGATGGGATGACTCTTGGCTTTGTTGGCAGATCTATTGAAGGTAAAGAGTTTAAAAACACTCCAGGACTTCCAAAGGGTAAACTATTGTTTAATTTACACAGAATTAAAGCATCTAGTTTAGTATATGTAGTTGAATCATCTTTTGATGCTATAAGGCTAGACCAAGTAGGATTCCCAGCAGTTGCAACGTTGGGTGCTAACGTATCTGCATCGCAGATTAAATTGTTAGAAAAGTACTTCAATAATGTTGTACTTGTTGCAGACAATGACGAGGCTGGCGCAATAATGAGAGATAAGTTAATTGAAAAACTTGGCTCATTAGTCAGCGTAGTAAATATAGATAAAAAATATAAAGATATAGGAGATATGGATGATGATGCAATTAGAAGCCTTGAGTTTCAATTTGACAAATCTATATCATCTATGTTAAACTAAAATAACAAATCGAAGGAGAAAAATATGAGCGTAGTAAAGGGACTCAAAAATATAAATGCCCTGCTCGACAAACCAAAGTATGATGAAAACTCACCAAAGGTAAGATGGCTTAAACTTGCCGATGGTCAATCAGTAAAAATCCGTTTCATTGAAGAGTTAGACGAAGATTCTGCAAACTATAATGCAGAGCGTGGTCTTGCTCTTGTTGTGAAAGAACACACAAATCCAAAAGACTACAAGCGCAAGGCTGTAGATACAATGGAATCAGAAGGTCGTGACTGGGCAGAAGAAATGCACAGAAAAGATCCAAAGGCTGGCTGGAGAGCACGTCTTAGATTCTATTGCAACGTTCTAGTAGACGATGGCATTGAAGCACCTTATGTGGCTATTTGGTCAATGGGTGTTAGCAAGCAATCAGCATTTAATACAATTCGTGAGTATGCCTTAGAAACTGGCAGTATCTCAAACTTAGTTTGGAAAGTAAAGCGTAACGGTCAGGGAACTGAAACAAGTTACACAACTATTCCAAGTGCACCAGACACAGAGCCATTTGACTGGTCAGCACACAAGCCTTATGCACTTGAGTTAGCATTAAAGAAAATTCCTTATGCTGAACAAGAAGCATTTTATTTA